AGCTATGCGCTCCGCCCTTGACAGGTTCGGAAACTTTGCACGGCTTATCCATGCCGATGAATTACGCGAGAATAAAAAATTGCTTTTGATTTCGCGCTTCTGATCGTCTGTCAATGACATATATTCTGATTTGTCAAAGTGCATCTCAAGTTTTCCAGTTTCAAGGTTTCTGTTATAACTTCCCATTTTTGTTACCCCCTTTTTATTGTGGATCCTGCTATCTGATTTCCAAAAGCCATATAAAAGCCCTTTTCAGCGTTTCGGGCTTCTTCTTCCGTGTTATATATGGCTTCTTCTTTCGTTCCATCCTGATACCATACAATCAATCTATACATTTTTACCCCCTTTTTATGCAATCCGTGCTAACTTTTGAAACTGTCTGATATATCCGCTTACTTCTTCTTCGCTTGCCTTTTTCAAAGTCAATTTTTCAAGGTCAACAAAAAAGTAAACATTGCCCCGTCTATCCTGCATTAAATAATAGTCGATTATTTCAGCAGGGGTTTTTCTGTCTAAAAAATCCCATTCTGAAAAAATGTAGCTTCCACACTCTCTGAAAAGTATCAGAATATGCTTTTTTGTGCGCTCTTTTGCCCCCTTAAATCCCATATATGTGGGTCTGTCGTAGTTTTTCCAGTCCGTGTAATAGTGCTTAATAATCCTGCTTGCCTGTCTTTCAATAGCCCTGTCTAAATCGTCAATGTTTTTATACTTCATATCAATAACCCCCTTTTATAATCTTTCAAGTGTGCCGTTTTTTGATGTGCAGTTTTTGAGATAATCAGAAAAACTGTTTGCTTCCGTTTCCCCTGCTGAAAATAAGAATTTATATTCTTTTTCAAGGTCTGCCAGTGTTAAAACTTCCCCCGTTTCAATGTCAATAAATCTCATACCTTATAAAGTCTATTCTGAAAAACAAAACAATGAACGCCTTTTAATATTTCCCGTCTAAAGATTTTTACTCTCATTTTTTACCCCCTTAACAATACCATGCTGTTAGTTGTAAATCGTGGATGCCGCCTCCATTGTTTTTCTTTTCGTCTATGATTGACGGATACAAGCCACAAAAGCAAACATCCGCATGAAACTCTTTGAGATATCCCCGAACTCTATCTATCCATGCAAGTTCTTTTTTCTCCATTTCTTCTGACCTTTTGAGATTGTATGTTTCGCTGTTGTTTTCAATGTAAAACTTCCTGACTGAAAAACCTGCAAGCCTGTAGAAACTTCTCATGGCTTTTTCGGCTCTTTTGATTGTTTCAAGTGCATCGTTTTCAAAATTTGCGCTTCTCTCTGCTAACTTAAAAGCGTTTTGTTTTCTGATTTCTGCTATTGTTCTCATGTTCGTTTCCCCTTTCGTATTGGTTTTTTTTATCCCTGTTTTATCCCTTTAAGCCTTTGCCCGTTCTCAAGACCTGCAACGGCGCAAGGCTCGCCACAAGTCTTTACTCTTGAGGATTGTTTCAAGACTTACTAAAACCCCCGACATTTTCGGGGGCTTTGTAAATCCTAAAATTATATTTTAATTGTAACTTTTTCGGTTAATTGAAAATCTCCGTCTATTATTTTTCCCTGCCAATGTGTCATGGTAGTGTAATCATTGTTGAATGTTCTTTCTTGCATATTCTTTCCTGTTCGGTGTAAATTTCACTTGCCTTGAATGTTCCGATATATTCATGGTCGGGCGCATACTGCTTTTTGAGAACTACGCCATATTGATATTTTCCATTTTCAAAGAATACATCGACTTCATCATAAGCCTTTAACATTCCCTTGATTTTTTCCTGTTCGCTAATCGGTAAAGAATTGAAGTTTTTCATAATTTATACCCCCTTATGATTTAAGCTATTTTATAAACCCTTGAACTATTTCAAGAGTTTATTGAAATATCCTAAATCCTTCTCCCTGTCTACTTTCCGCCTGCCGTATGGCTTCGGCGTTGAAACTCCGCCTGACTACCGCATGAATTTACTCGCTTATCCTAGCGTTTTCCGAATTGCTTGCCTACTGCCTAGGGGCTTTCAAGACTGTTTCGTCCAAGGTCTGAAGTGCTTCGCTTCAGGTGCATTTTTATCTTGGCGTTACCTGCAACCGCTCGTAAAATTTTGAAATCCTGTATTGCTTTGCCTGATACTACAATAGCATAACTTGCATATATAGTCAAGCTATATACAACTAATTTTTTGTTTAGTATTTTCAAGGGTTTGCGGGTTCGTGAGTCCTGGACTCCGCTAAAATCCTGGGCAAAAAAATTTTTTTGGCGTGTGATCCGCATAAAATAAGGCTTTACGTGATTATGAATATATAAAGATTTATATATTATGGTTAGATATAGCCAAATTATATAAATTTTGACATTTTATTTATAATATGATAGCTTTTTGATTATGAATAAGACACCGGATTACACATTAAAAGCTATAAAAAATTACAAAGAAAAGTTTGATATCCAGTATTTACGACTTGAAAAGGGATTAAAAGCACGGGCGCAAGCTGTCGGGCTTCGTCCGTCTGATATGGCTCTTTTGATAAAAGAGGAAGTCGAAAAAAGGGAAGCTGTAAAAAACTGATTATTTTTTGTCGTGATCTGCATTAAAAAAGCTTTGAAAGCCTTGATAATACGGGCTTTTTGATGTATAATATAGTGAATGGAAAAGGATTTTTACAGGGGTAAATATAACCTGTTTATAAATCCTTTTTTACGTTTCAGGGGGTTAAAATGACTTCTAAAGAATGGGAAGAAATAAACAAGATAATAAAAGAAGAAGTAAAACAGGGCAAAAAAACTGTAGTCCGTAAGATGATAGATAAAACTATGACTTTTAACGACTGTTTAACCGTCTTAAAAGCGTTTTCAGGACATAACCCTATAAATACCCCTGCAACGGTCGAAACGATCGAAAATAAGCCCATAAACGGCTCTGAAATGGATTCTATATCCGATAATCCACAAAACCAACTAGAACGGGTAAACGGTGACATTGTAAACGGTGATTTTAATATAAATGAAATAAAAGACAACGTTTTACACCTTATAACCGTATTTTGCGATACTTACGATATACAAGACCTTACAAAAGCCCCTCAGCGACAATTTACCGCCTTAAGTACATTTATAGGAGATAATCTATTTAAGGGCAATCGTATATTGTGGGATAAAACTCCAGTCGATAACGGCTCTGCTATGACAGTTTATAATTATATGTATGACTGGGATATTGTCGCTTGCATGGTATCCTTTTATATTACTATATGCAATCTATACAATAAAGCGTTCCTTTTTGACGGTGTAGCAGGGTTTTTACATATGTCTGAAAATACTCTGAAAGATAACAACGATAAGCTAACCGCAAGGGGCATTGATATTTACAAAAAACATGAAGATATGTTATCGGCAGGGATTATAGACGGGAAGCAATCTCCGGTCGGTATATTAGCGCATCTTAACCACTATCACGGATGGACTACAGGACAGACACACACAGAAAAGAAAGAAACGATCGTTATATATCCCTCGTTATCATCTAATCAGGCGCAATCTACGCCACAAATAAACACCACTGAAACAAAACAGGTTTTATAAAACCAATATTTAAGCGGCTTTTCGGGATTTACTTTCATTATATCTTAAAATGAATGCTTTTTAGGCTCTCCGCTCCAAGGGGCAGGGGGGTCTGATCGAACGGACGTTCGGGCGGGGGTTGCCCCCTCAATCACTTCCGACAATAGTAATGTACCACGAAACTCTACAAGGCTCATACAGGGGCGTGTAGTTGGTCAGACAGGTAACGTATAGGGTAACTGTATAAAACGTCTGTATGGGGCTGATAGAGGGCTTAGAGAGGGTCATATGGATAGAGTGCTATAAAAGTAACGCTTGACATTTTGTACCACGTAATATAATATTGTGCCACAAAATATGTTAGGGGATAAGTTAACAATGGGTAGACCGACAGATGAAGTAAAGAGCCATATAGTGAAGTGTAGGATAGGAGATACGCTATATGACAGGATAAAAGGCGATAATATGTCCGAAGTCATAAGAAACGCCCTTGATGGTTTTGTGACACACAATAATTATGTACCACAAAAAGAAAGTAATGTACCACAAAATATAGATGATTCTGTGACACAAAACGTTGTTAAACAATTACAGGAACGCATTACAGAATTAGAAGCAGATAACGCCACTAAACAGGAGCGCATAGCGGAGTTGGAGTTCCTTAATAACCCCGACTATGTTGAGCAGTTGGAGAATCGCATTAAGGAATTAGAATCACAGAGTACGGTATTGAGTTTGTCTTATGATACCGAGATCGAGTTAAAAGACACTCTACGTATGATCGAACTATCCAGTAGCAAAGAACAAGTACCACTATTCCTTAAAAATCTGCATGACAGGTTGGAGAGTGGGGAATTTCAGATTGAAAACGGGAAATTAAAACTTGGTTACAGTGAGGTCTTTGACATACTTAATAGAGCAGAAACAAAGAAATGGTTAAGTAGCGTTTGGGAAGCCTGTAAAACAAAGAAAAAGACCTATCAAGAGGGATTGAGGATGGTCTTTTGTGAGGGAGCAAAGAAAGCTGTTGAAATTATTTATGGAGAGGACTAATACTTGTCCACGACTTGTATACGGATTTGTATGTCATTCCGTATACAAAAAAATCGCATAATGTTTACTCAGGTTAGGTAAGGTTAGGTAAGTATAGGTTAGTATAGTATAGGTTAGATATACTATAGTTTAATTATTAAATATAGGTTTTTTAAATATATATATTTAAATAATAATATAGATGTAGGCGCAGAGCGATAAGCGAAAGGAGAAAATATGCATAATCGTGTAGATTTATTGGGAAAACGATTTGGAAAATTAACCGTTGTTAAAACGGCTGAAAATTCAAAAGATAACAAAACGCAATGGCTATGCAAATGTGATTGTGGAAATGAAAAAGTGATACGAACCAAAAACCTAACATCAGGACAGACTCGAAGTTGCGGATGTTTAATCAAAGAATCGAGGGCAGTCGTAGCTGAAAAACTGAAAGGAAATAAATCGCCACATTACAAACATGGAATGTGCTATACCCGAATCCATATAATTCACAGAAATATGAAAGGAAGATGCTACAACAAAAACGACCATGCATATCCAATGTATGGGGGTAGAGGTATTGAGGTTTGCGAAGAATGGAAAGATGATTTTCTGAATTTTTATGAGTGGGCTATGCAAAGTGGTTATAATGATAGTTTGACTATAGATCGCATTGACGTAAACGGAAATTACGAGCCAAACAACTGTCGATGGGTAGGGATGAAAGAGCAACAAAATAATAGGACTAATAATGTGTTCTTGTCATATAATGATGAAACCCATACGTTATCTGAATGGGCTGAAAAAATAGGGATAACTAAATCAGCTATTTACCATAGATACGAGCGAAAAAAGCCAATCGAAAAAATATTAGCAGAATATGTCGATGAATTAAGCAAAACAGACAGAGGAAGTCAGGGCTTTGGTTCAACAGGCAGATAGTTTGCGTATAAGAATATTTTGTGTTATCTTATGTGGGTGATAGGTTAACATCGGGAGGAAATGATGATCTGTTTAGACTGTAATAATTGTCGAAGCATTAAAGAAAAGGATGGGGTTTATGGTATTAACTGTACTGAACACGGAGAGTTCAAGTTGCATTCCGATTATGTAGATAACTTCAACTGTGAGGATTTTGCTGAGAGCGTACCAGTCACACCCCAAAAGGATAATATAATCATCATTCTGAAATGTGGTAGGGATATCCCACTTTATGACAAGGACATAACCTGTAATGACGATATGCAACGTAGGATACAGTCTGCGGAGAATTGGGTTGAGTTTGACGGTATGCTGTTCAACACGAACGAGATAGCCGTATTCAGTTTTATAGGGGGTTGATTATGGAGTGTAAAGATTGTGATAAAAATGGAGATTGCGAATATCAGTTATATACTACAACGGCTATGGAACGGGCAAACGGCGAGTATCATTTCATTAAAGGACGTAATTGTCCTAAAGATTGGCAAGATAAAAAGGTCGAAGATATGACCGATGAACAATGCAGAGAAGCCGTAAAGGAATTAAGGGAAAAATTGCTAACTAAAAACAAAAGTGCGGAAGAAAATATGGTACAGACAGTGCTTAAAGACCATGCAGATGCGTCTTGTTGCACTTATAAAACCGATAGTGAAATGTTAGTGAATCATCCCAAACACTATAATCGTTCGATTGAGTGTATAGATGAAATGATAGCCGTGTTTGGTATTGAGGTTGTGAAACATTTCTGTCTGTGTAATGTGTGGAAATACCGATATAGGGCATCTGATAAAAATGGTCAAGAGGATTTAGATAAGTCCGACTGGTATATGAAAAAGTATATGGAATTATCGGGTGAGCCTATCAAGATAAGGGAGAAGTAGTTATGTACGCATTTAAGGTTACAGTAACAGTATTATTGGCTATCCTGATAATCATAAGCGGATATGTGACTGCAAAAGAAGAAGAAAAATCAACAAAATTGGTCGGGTTGTGTTTAGGTATAGTATTAGCCTGTGCAATAGCCGCCATTTGGTTATAGCGGATTAGTATATTAGCATTACGTTCGGCTTTGACCCGAAAGAGAGGGGAGCGTAACCCTTATCCGCTGTGATGGAATACTCCTAATCCCTCATACGACAACAGGTTGTGATTAAAGGGGCTTCAAACGTCTCGTGAGGGCAGTTGGGGAGTGGCATAGGTAAGTCTTGAAAACATTCTATGCGATAAAGCACTCCCCTTTTGAGGTAAATTATGAGATTTGAAAAAGGACACGTACCTGCAACAAAGGGCAAAGGAAAGAAAATAGACGCTAATAAGTTTATGGAGAATTTTGACCTTTATCTATCAGGTCAGATAAATCAAAGCGTATTCAGCAAAAATGTAGGGCTTTCCGTGCCTACCTTGCGAAAACATTTACGTTCTCTTTTTGAGAATGGATATGTAGACGGGGTTTTCTTTACGGACGGTGAACAGGTGAGTTTAAGTTTCGGTGGACAACGAGAAGTGAGATATCCCGTGTTATAAGGTGGCTTATGGACGATTTAAGCAAAGAGATAGACAAGAACAAGGAAAATATCATTGAAGCACTAAAACGGTCGGGTACGGCACAGATTCAGACCTCTAAAGACGGATTAAAAGTGGTCTGTATTAAAAAACAAGTTATATCACGTTCGTAAGACGTTCGGACGGAAAGATGCAAGATGGGGCATTGGTTTTTTCATTTAAGGAAAAACTAATGTCCTTTTTTACGGTGATGCAGGATTACGAAGAAGCGATTAAGAGTTATGAAAACTACATAGAGCGTAACGGAGTAGACGATAAGGTTGCCGAAGCCTTTAAGATCGTTGCCGTGGACGTATTAGAGAATCGCCACATAAAAGAGGACGGTCTTAAAATAGCCCGTAAAGCTAAAGACGTTCTTAATATCTTCATTCCTCAAAAGACAGGCGGTATGGCTTTTTGGGATTTAGAGGAATACGGCAAGGCACACGATGAAATATATCCTGCTACAGAATGGGCTTATGAGTTATTCAGGGCAGAAGCCCCGTATAAGTTTGAAAGCTATATGTTCTACATGGAAAAGAACCGACAACCTGCAAAGCGTTTTTACAAGCCACGCAGGGGAACATTAGGCATAGTGGCTCAGGACTTGCAACGCTTAGAAGATGATGAGTTAGACGTATACGGCTTGTCGATGCCTAGTCGTGTAGGTAAATCGGGGATATGTATTTTCTTCTTATCGTGGGTAGGGTACAGGAAACCTAATAGCCATTCTGCTATGGGTGGACATTCAGGACAGCTTGCTAAACGTTTCTTTAGGGGATATGACAACCTTGTGGAAATCCCTGAATACACTTTCGATGAATTATTCCAAATCCTACACCCTGATATGAAAACTCTTGAAAGCAAATCGTCTGACCCTGCCGAGTTTACTATTAACTTGGGTGAACCTGACGAGTTTGCGACTTTGAGTTGCAGAGGTATTGACGGTACATGGACGGGAGCAATAGATGTTTCATCAGATGGATATTTGTATGTGGACGATCTTGTGAGAGATAGGGAACATTCGTTATCCCCGTCACGTATGGAGAATACATACCAAGAGATGAATAACAAGATGATCGACAGGATGAACGATCATGCCAAACTGGTACTTGTTGGCACGTTATGGTCAGTTCTTGACCCATTAGAG